GCGAACCGACCCTTTTCTAAAAGCGGAACAGTGACTTTTCATCCTGAGATTGAGCGCATTGCTAGGGGCGTAAAGGCTCTTCATGAGATGTGGACGCCTCACGCGGCGCAAATTGAGATTGGGCGTGCTCTCATTGGTGAGCATGTCAAAGACGTATTCGCTCAGTGTGGTCGAAATTTGGGAAAATCAGAGTTGACGGCCTACCTCATGTGGCGATGGGCTTGGTCTTATCCCGGGAGCGAGAATTACTATTTCTCCCCCTTCATGAAGCAGTCCCGTGAGATCATGTGGGCGTCTAGGCGTATGCAGACCCTAGGGCCTCAAGACTGGATTGAAAAGATCAATGACCAAGAAATGCGCATTACGTTTAAAAATGGGTCCTGGCTAAAGCTTGACGGCTCAGACAACGTAGAAGCTTACCGGGGTGTAAAGCCTCGCGGCTTGACTGTATTCGATGAGTTCAAAGACTTTCGCCCCGAGTTCTTCGACGCCTACGACCCTAACCGTGCAGCTCATGATACTCCACTGTTCATCATCGGTACGCCCCCTGAGTTCGAGGGCCAGTTCACAGAGATAGCAACCTCATGGGCTAACGATAGGACCAAGCGGTTCTTTAAGTTTCCAAGCCATGAGAACCCTCATATCTCACGCAAGTGGCTAGCTGATAAGAAGGCTGAGCTTTATGCCCGGGGTGAGGGAGATAAATGGGATCGCGAGTACATGGCGGAGTTCGTTCGGGGGGGCTCAAAACGTATTTTCCCGATGCTTAAAAACGAGATGGTAAAGCCTCACGGCGAACTCATGCGAAAGATTGCACGCGATAGAAGGCGGCTAGAATGGTTTCTGTGGGCTGACCCTGCTGGCGCTTCAACCTTTGCCGTCTTGCTCGCGGCAATCAACCCTTATACCAGAGACATCTATTTTCTTGATGAAATATACGAGCAGCGCCAAGAGGAGATGACAGTTGATAAGATCGGATCACGCTGTATCTCAATGAGCCGTCAACTGTTTGACGGGGAATGGCGCTTTGGCTATGACGAAGCTGAAAAATGGTTCGCTAATGAAATGTTAGAGCGTTTCAGTCTTTCCTTTGAACCAACGCAAAAATCAAAGAATGATAAGACGACGGGCCTATCGTTGTTGAAGGATGCCATGCTGCAAGGCAAAGTCTTTATCTCCGAGCGGTGTCATAAGTTCTTTTGGGAGTTAGATAACTATCGAAAAGACGATCAGGGACGCATCGTTAAACGTGATGACCATTTGATCGACTGCGCGCGTTATATTTTAGGAGCGGCTTATTATTCGCTCAATGAATCGATGCCGGTTGTACGTGAACAAGATCCGATGTTTCGAGGCGCAAGGATTGAAGACGATTTTCCAGGTTATACTGAAACAGGTGAAAAGCTTGACGATTGGGAGAATAGTTTATGGTAATGTTGATCGGGGCGGTCATTAGTCTTGGGATTGTGCAAATCATTTGTGTGTTAGGATTGTTTTGGGGGCTAGTCGAACTTCGCGCTATGCAAAGATCTACTCACTCCATACAATATGTTCCAGCTGACCAAGGTTTCGAGCGCGTCACTGACTCGGTGAAAGAGGCCTTGAGCAAAGACTTATTCGATAACGTGCAATAGGGGAGCAGCATGGATCAGTTCTACAGTTTTGATGACATGGACAGTCAGCAGTACAATAAGCCCGCGCGTCCGCTCTACGAACTTGATCTTGATGACCCCAAAAACGATGAAAACATTCTGCAATGGCTAAAGGGTGAAAGAGATTACCTGGCAGAAGACGCTCGCGACCGTGTACGGGTCATGCGCAGAAACCTGGCGCTTTATAAAGGAATTCAATATCAGGAGTTAGAAACCCGAATTGATGCCCGTGACAGAGCGGCTGATCGGTCACAATTCCTGCGTAAGATTGTAGCTAACCATTTGTACGATCTCACAAAAAATAGAGCGTCTCGATTAGTTAAATTCCGTCCAGCCGTGGCAATTTTGCCAACCAATGACGAACTTGAAGACAAGTTAGCAGCCAAATCATGCAAGATGCTACTCGACCATATCTGGTACGAGAATGATTTTGAGGGCGTTCTTCAAACTCAACTAGCAACTTATGCTCAAATCATGGGCGAGGTTTATCTCTTCATTAACTGGAATGAAGCCCTAGGCGATTTATCACCTGCTTACGTAGAAGCAAAGAAGAGCGCTAAGGATGGAAGGCTTCCATTACTTGATCAGAATGGCCAACAAGTTCAAGATCCTAATGGTAATCCTATTTATATAGATAAGCCGGTGCGCATCGGGGACGTTGATTATCAGATCACGCTTGCGACCGATGTTTTGCTTCAAAAGAAAAAGAAATGGGAAGATGTCGATTATTGTTTCACGATTGAAACCATTTCGACCGATGCGTTACGCGCAAGATATCCGGAAAAAGCGGCAAAGATCAAAGACCAAGACGCTCAAATCTATGACTACGAGAAGATGCAGTTGGTCTCCACTCGCCGTGAGTGCCTGCTATACACGTTCTGGCATAAGCGAACTGAGCAAATGGATAAAGGCAGAAAACTCGTGTTCACAAACGAGGTTCTTTTAGAAAACACTGAGTTTCCATTCTCTCACAGGCAGCTCCCTTGCGTACGGTTTACTGACATGGATTTACCTGGTGAACTGCACGGGATGAGCTTCTATGAGCAGATTAAAGGGCTCACCGGGACTTATAACAATATTACTAACATGCTGATTCGCAATATCGTCATGGTCAGCCATCCAAAGTGGATGGTGCCAGCCGGATCAGTAGCGCTCGATAGGTTAGGCAATGATATCACCATCGTTCAATATAAGGGGCCCCAAGCTCCTGTTTTGGCGTCTTCTCAGGCTGTTCCTAGTGATGTGTTTGCTTTTCGAGATAAGCTCAAAGAAGAGTTTCAACAAATCTCAGGCGTCTTTGGAGTTTCTCGAGGCGAGCCACCGCCCGGAATTAAAGCAGGTGTTGCCCTTCAATTCCTCTCAGAGCAGGAATCAGAGCGATATAATGAACTCGTTTTAAAGTGGAATGAAGTCATCAGACAAACGGCGGAAATGACCATTGCAGTAGCTGGGGACTATTACGACCGCTCTGATGAGCGCATGATTCGTATTCTTGGAAAGAATAACGAATATATGACCGAGTTTTTCAAGGTTTCAGCACTTGAAAAAGATTACGATATCCGCGTTCAAAACAGTTCAGCGTTGCCTAAATCTGTTGCTGCTAGAACTCAAACATTGCTTGATCTTTCCGAGCGCTTCCCTGATCAGTTCACGGGCGAACAGGTCATCGAAATGCTGGACCTTGCTCAAAGCGATAAGTTCACCGATGCCGCTACCGTAGCAGTTCGCACTGCTGAGGCTGAGAACGAAAAGCTTTATGAAGTTGAGGATGCAGAAGAGCTAGCGCCTGTTGAGTTTGAGAATCATATTTTGCATTGGAAGATTCACACGCGGCAGATGCAGGAGTTTCAATTTAAGTATCGAACAGGCGCAGAGATTCAAAAACGGTTTAAGGATCACGTAGCAGCGCATGAAATGTTGATGATGGAGCAAGGCCTCAGGTCACCTGCGTTTGCTGAGCAGCTGTCAAAGCTTCCAATGTTCCCGATGTTTTACGTGGAACAAGTAGCGCCACCAATGCTGCCCCCTATTCCCATGATGCCTGAACCTGTCAAACCATTGACGCAAGGAGTGGCTCAAATGCCAGGCCTGCCAGTCAATCCCATGGTCGGTGGGGAAGCACAATTACCGACACTTGAACCTCAACCAAACCTAGAAGCGCAGATTGGCGGGCCGATGCCGCCTGTTGAGCCAACCAAAGGACTATAGAGACAAGCATGCTAGAGACAAACGCCGCACCAGTATCAAACGAAGTACAATCCTCAGAGCCAGTCGTTTTAAGTGGAGGAGAATCTCCCGCATCCTGGGATGACCTCGACAGGTTGTCTGCTAAGCCAAAGAAACAGGAAAAAGAAGAATCGACACAGGTTAAAGAACCGAAGAAAAAAGAGACTGAACCCAAGATTGAGGCGAAAGAGCAGCCCAAAGAAAAAGAAAAACAAACAAAAGGTGTTGAAAAAACAGAAACACCTGTCAAACTTTTAAAATTGAAGAGTGGCGAAACTGAGCTTGATGTTGCGTCGGATGCAATGGTCCCAGTCAAGATCGATGGAAAGGTCGTTGAAATCCCGCTTCAAGAAGCGCTCAATCGCTACTCTCAGCAGTCCCATTTGGACAAGTTATATAAGTCCTATAAATCCGAGCGTGAAACCTTTGATAAGGAACGCACCGCGATTTCGGACGCGTTAAATAAGTCCTATGATTACCTGGTGAACCAAAAGGACCTTAGGGGCTTTATGGATTTTCTAGGGGAAGCCATGGGAGTAAATGCGAATGATCTTTATCAAGATGCTGTGGGCAAAATCCGCGAGCAAATGGAAGAGTATCAAACGCTAAGTCCCGAAGAACGGAAGTTTCGGGAGGTAGAAGCTGAAAATGCTTACTATCGAAAACGAATGGATGCGCAGAAACAAAGTCAAGAACAAGCTAAATCCAAGCAAGCTTTGGAAAGCCATGTTCAAAAGGTTTTAGCTGAAAACAAAATGGAGATGAGTCAATTTGCTGACACTTTTGATGAAATCGTGAAGCTAGGGCGTGAACCG